CCCAGTAATCCCGAGAATCAACGAGGAGAGTGACTAGAACCTCAAAGTTGAGAACCTCGTACCCAGTGGTCTCGATGTCCTCAAGTTCCCTAACGGGCTGAACCGTGACGGCGGGATACGCATTGACAGGCAGAATTCCCGGGTCTCCCCAGTACACTGCCGCAACGGGGATGATGTCTGAGCATCCGCCTCCGGATTCGGGCGTCTGTGAGAAGAGCGTAATCTCCTCAACGATCTTGTCGACGATAAACTCTACGTCGGCCATGCTAAATCACCGCGATTCTGCGAAGTTCCCCGGTTAGGAAGTCACTAACGGAATTACGGACATCGCGTCGTAGGCCGGGATTGACAAACCAGTAAGGACGCGGTGGACGCTTCGTAGACCGCTCCTGATTCATGGCCTTGTTGCCCGTAGCCACGACCTCCATGTGCCCATTCCGAGTGGACAACGATACGTGAATGGAGCCGCCCTGAGGGTCACTCCTAGTCCACGATCCGCTTGGGGATCGCGTTCTCATCAGGTTCTCGGTCGTCAGTTCCCGCAATTGACCGTATCGAATCATGATCGGGTGCTCTCCCCCGAACCCTAGGCGCTCACGCTGCTCAACCGTGCGTTCAGCGAGTTCTCGCCATCCACCAACTTCGGAGCCCTCACCGATGAAGTTACGGGACCACACCTTAGCGGCGCTGTTCAGGGCCTCAACGGCCATGTCGTTCCTTCGGCTGTCAAGCACCTTGTCGAGTTTACCGAGGACCTTAGAGGCCTGATCGAGGTTCTTAGCCTCAATAGAGATGACGTACACTAGCCGAGTCGCTCGCGACGGTACTCCTCAAGGAGGTCAATGATCTTCTCCTCGATGTCGGACACCATGTTGACTTCACGGTCCTGAGCCCCTCGATAGAGAGGGCTCATCAAGTCGGCCACCTTGAGGGCTGTGGCCCGCTTGATGGCGCCGGGAATGACCGTGTACCCGGCGTTGTACACCACCGTGTACCGACCGTCGTTGCGGAACGGTCCGTTGATGACGTTCTTCCACTCGACCAGACCCACCTGATTGAGACGAACCAGCGCTAGGTCAACAAGTGACTGAACACCGTCGTTCGAGTCGAACGTAATCGAGGTCAGACTGTTGGCCGGGAACTGGTCAAGGAGTAGTCTAGCCTGTCTATTCCTAAGCCAGATCGTGTCAGTAACCGACGCGGCGGACAACTGTCGACTGCAGTAGTTCTGCACCCAATCAGAGGCATCACCGATAAGGACTTCGAGGGCGTCAGAGCCGGGAGTGAACGACGACTTGAGACCGAGGGTGGTCATGTTCTGCTCGAAGTAGGCAACGTCGATGAGGTTAGGCATTTCTTAGCAACTTACTCCGCCGAGGTCGGCGCTTTCTGAGGATCGACTTCTGACGAAGTTCTGATCGTCGACTCGCCGCGATAATCTTGGCCTTGCTCCGCAGGGGAATTTCTCGCTTCTGCTGAGCCATGATGAGTCGGAGTGTCTCGAAGAATCCCGGTCTCCGGCCCGGCTTCTGCCCGCCGACCACTCTCCTCTGGCGCGTCGTGATCCCCTGCCGCTGTCCGGGCGAGCGTCTCCTCAATCTTGCCAACGACCTTATCCTCGAATACCCCCCAGTCGAACTGTCTTGAGGCCTCGATCCCAGTGGCACTCATCTGAGCCAGCCGACGGGGGTTCCGCTTTAGGCTCAGAATTTCCTTCGCAAGGACGAATGGGTCGATATTCGCGTATCGCGTACCGCTCTTATGTATCTCCCAATCACGAGCCGGAACTCCGATCCCGCCACCAGAACTGGCAACTTCCCACCCCGCACCGTACTTTGTCACGATGACCGGGGTACCGCACGCCATGGCCTCAGCGATCGGGAGACCGAATCCCTCCACCTGCGAGGGAAGGACAAACAGGTCGGCAGCACAAAGGAGTTCGCGCACGCCGGGAACGTCCATGTCCCCGACCTCGGGGACTGACGAACCCCTGTCGGTGAGGAGCGGATTGAAGACGACCTCGTCGGTCACACCGTAAGCGGCTGAGATATCGAAAAGTTTCCAGCCCTCTAGCCAGTACCGCTGGAACGGTACCGTGTGCATGTAGAGGAGGACATCACTCTGCTTGAACTTGGTTTTTAGGATCGCGACGGCCTCGATCAAGCGTGGCAACTGCTTTCGCCGTACGTTCTGCGCGACTGTGATGATGACGAACTTACCGGACCATCCGAGACGTGCTCGGTATTGGGCGCGCTCATCGGGGTCCATCGGGAAGAACTTCTCAGGGTCTACGCCGTGATAGACCCAATCCACCTGACGACGAAGATCGGTGGCTACGACGCCGGCACCGTATGACGAGCACGTCATGAACTCAATGGTCGAGAGCAGACTGCGCCAATCGCTTTCAACGATGGGCTCACCCTCGATCGGGACGTACGCGAAGAACGGAATCCTCGACGGTACCACCATTGACATCGCGGTTACGGTACCGGGATCACCAGTCATGTATACGATGTCTGGATCGCTCTCGCCCCCCTCTAGACGCTTGATGACCTCAAATAGACCGAGATCGTCACCGCTTTGCGGGACTAGTTGTTCGACGTCGAGTTCGCTTTCGAGCGGGTCGCTCTGCAGGCCCGTCACTGACTGAACTTTCCAGCCCTTCCTCAGAAAGGCCTCCGCCGCCCTGCGGTTCACTCGCCCGAATCCCGTCTGAATCAGGGGACTGTCCCCCACCATCAACACCGTTATCTGGTCCTGCGACATCTGTGTCGTCTCCCTCGCTCTTAGCGGTCTTGGCCTCGTAAACGGCTACAATCTCCTCTAGGGAGAGAATCCGTCCGGTGTCGGGGTCTTCTCGGAATCCCTTTAGAAACGCTCGCTGCGCCCACGCCAATTTGTTCGGATCAACTGGCAGCGTAAGGACCCCATCCTTGACGGGGGCTGCTCCATCGTAGAAGTACATCACTTCGGGGATGTAACGCCCGACGGTCTTCAACCTGAGTTCCTGCATGATTGCTCCTGTGGGTAGCGGGGCGGACCGACCGAAGCCGATCCGCCCCCACTCAATCTAACTAACCCTAGGCTAGGGTGAAGTTATTCAAGTGAACCGGACGCCCCTCAAGCGCGAAGCCGAAGTAGCCCTTTATCATGAAGTCCACGGAGTCCTTGGTCTTAGCCAATTCCTCAAACGTGAAGTCCTTGTGCACGAGCAACTTAGCGTCAGCGCGACGGAACATCAAGATATCGGTGTCGGTTTCCCAGTGCAGGTCCGTGACGATAGGAATACCGTCATAGGTGAGCACTCGGAATCCGGCAGCGACCTCGACTGAGTCGACGAACTGCTGCTGAGCCTGTAGGAGGGCGTTGATCTTGCGACGAACAGCACGGCTTGTGACCATGATGTCAACTTCCCCACGGGCTGCGTCAATAGCCTCGTCGATCTTGAGAAGGGTGATGGCTGAGCCGCCACCCGAAACAACACCAGTTCCGGTTCCGCCCCAGTTCATCTCATCGTTGGTGTCGATCTGGTGAAGGATACCCTCGATTGCGTTCGATGCACCGGTAGCGGTTGCAATGTCGGTCGACAGTTGCTCTACGAGCGCGCGCTGGTGAGCCTCGACCTCAAGGGCCATGGCGTTGTACAGCGAGCCTGCAGCCGCCTGCATAGGTCCAGTGACCTCGCCGCGGGTGTACAGATACTTGACCGTCTTGCTCTTCTTCTCGAAAGTCGACTCGGACGCGCCCGGAAGGGAGCCACCGTCAGTTGACCACGAGGCAGAAGGTAGGGCCACACGCCTTCGGATGAAGTACGTGTTGGTAGCCCAAGGTACCCTAGCCACGATGTTCGCGAGGACCGGTTCCTTAGACGCGTAGTCTCGGATGGCCTCGTTTACAAGTTCGGGAATCAGGTACGAGCCGCTTGACGCTAGGTCAAGGGCCTTGCGAATGGACAATTGGTCCATTTATCCCCTCTTACTCTGAGACACCATCGCCGTGTTGAGCGGCGAGTGCCATACGCAACTTCTCCTGCGGAGAAGCCTTATCGAACTCCTCCTTGAACTGATCTTCGACGGACTTGGTAGCCCCATCGACGACTGCCCCCGGGAGTTGCGTACGGGGTGC